ATGTAGGTGTAAGCTTCAACCAACGAGCCATACAAAAGCACTGAGTCAAAGTTGTCACCAAGCCATGTAGTTGTCGCAGTTACAATAGACTCTGGGTAGTAGTAATAGTGCAACTCAACGGGATAGCTACCATCTGGTGTAGGGCCGAGGATAAACGTTAGCTCTGCATCATTAGTAGACTGAGGGCCAAACAACGCATAGTACTTTGGAGCGCCAGTATCACTAGCTCTTGGGTATGCTTGACGAATAAAGTTCACGTCTTTGTTTAGCAAATACTCGTAATCACCTGTAGCTAACGTACCGTCTACCACAGCCATTGAGTACACCGCCAAGAAGTCCGACGGGCAAGCTAAGTACTTATTGCTGGCGGTTGTTACTCCTGTCACGTTCTTGCGAAGTGATGGAAACTGAACGGTATTGTAAATACGCTGCTCAGCTTGCTGAACGAACACGGGGATATTAGCCACGAAATCTGCTTCCGTGTTCTCCGTGTACGCTTGAATAGCAGTGCTGAGTGCGGCGTAATTCATGCCATCGGGCCTCGAGACATCAGACCTTTAGTAGCCGCACCTGTACCGCGCATCTTGATGCCGCTGGTCTTAGTTGGCTTATAGCCTTGGCTACGAGAGTTAGCCACGTTAGTGGGCGTCTCCCGTAGGTATTTAGCGTTGTCTTCTACACCGGCTTCTTGGATAGGAGCAGGTTTAGGCTGACGGTAAATTTTTGTAGCCATGATTAGCCTCCACGACCAACAGAACGCTGGTTCATCACTTTAGCCATGTTGCGACCATACTTAAGCATGTCGCTGTTTGTCTTACCACCAGCACGAAGTTTGGTTGGGGTCTTGCCGGGGTGCATGTTTTTCTCATGCTTGCCAACAGCAGACTTAATCATCTTCTTGTCTTGGGCTAAATCTTTCTTGTCCATGTTCGACTCCTTATGTCGTTGTAACCGTAACTGTACCAATTTCCACGTTTAAAACCAAGTAGTTTGGTGTTAAACCATCATCAGGGCCGCGTGCCCCACCAACGGGGTTCCATCCCCACTGAAAAACTCGACTGCCCTGCTCTGGAAACCCATTAGCATCTACTGCGGTGCTATTGGTATTTGTAAGCTGTAACCCACTCAAACCAGACTGATAATAACTCCGATCAGGGCGAGGATTCCTCAAGCCTTGTGGATCATCAACCGGGTACATACCCAACTGCAACTGTGGCTGATCGGGATCCCAGCACTCAGGGCAAACCAACAAGTCGTAGTTTTTCGTCTTGATGATTTCTTTACGCAATACTTTTAACTTGAACCGTTGATCGCAACGGTCGCACTGCGCAATCGCCCATTTGCCAGAAGCAAACCGATTACTCATCAGGTGCCCCCAATATACTGCTGACGAGGTACAAACCGCACAGCGGCCTTCTCTCGGTCTTCCGTAGCCGCTAATTCCCAAGCCTCATCGTATTGCTGCTTCAGTACAGGCAGGCGCTCAGCGCCACCGGCGATCTTTAACGCCAAGTAATACGACAGGCCAGCGGCCAAACATGGAATAAATCTAAACGGAATGTCCATCACGTTCACACCACCACCCGCATCCTGCGTGCGGCGTAGACGCCAGTAAACAAACGTGTACTGCTGGGCTGAATCTGGAGTCGGCCAAACCGTAACAGCCGGAACTTGAGCCCAATACACAATAGCTGCTGCGGTATGGGCTACGGCAATGGTTTCTTGCTGGCCACGGAAGCAGTTGTAAAGCGTGCCGGTCTTGGCGTTTGTGTTCTGTGTGATGTAGCCGTAGTTGATGATCTCGTCATCAATCTTAATAAAGCCAGTAGAAGGCAGGCCCGTCACGTCATTTAACACAATCTCAGTGCTCGTAGACGTAATAGTCGTTGTAAGTGTGGCTGCAATCGGGGAGTTCTGCCCGTTAAAGCGCTGAATCCAGACCTGAATTGGTCTAGCTTGTTGAATCTTGTTGGGGATCGTAGCGTAGGTAGAAACACTAATACGCGTGATTGTTAAGTCAGCCTGATTGTTTTGGATATTGGCTTGTGTACGGATCACGTGCTCAATTAAATCCACTGTGTCGTCCGGTAAAGCGTACGTGTTTTGGCCCTGTACCAGAGTGATCTCACCCTGCTCAATTGTCCACATATTGATGCCGCGATTGGCCCAATCTGCAAACATAATGTTTAGACTGCGGCGTGCAGTACGCAGGTCATAGCCAGTACGCAACTCGCCACCGGCGCGTTCAAACGCCTCCTCGACCAATTCATCGAGTTGGAGATTGAAGCTGGATGCGCCAGAAGTAATTGCCATTATCTAAACCCTGCTGTTTTCTTTGCGATCTTTTTTGGTTGGGCTACGAATTGTTTCCCGGCCTTTTTGCCCTTACGTTTCGCCAGCGTTGTTGCAGCGTACTCAGAAGGGCTGAGACTTTTGATCGCAGCGCTTGGAAGATATCTTTCACCCGTGTCAGAAGAGCGTTTGCCACTTTTGGTTCTCCATTTTTGGTCGCCCCAGTCTTTCAATGATTTCTGAGGCGCTTTCAATCTCGATACCCCCCGCCTGCTGCTTTGTACTTCTTAGCAACAAGTTGAGCTTTACGTGCTGACCACTGTCCCGCACCTGTACCTTGCGTTGCTGCGGCTTTTACTTGGGACACAATCCTCTTGCGAAGACTGGGCTTTGTGTAATTGCCAGCAGCGTTTACTTTACCACCATCAGCGTACTGAGTGAAGTCGGTGTCATCCCTGCGAGACTTACGTTTCGCACTTGGCATTTTGCTGGGGTTTATGTCCCCCATACCACGGGATGCCATCATGATTAGTACATCTTGCAGTTAGTCTTGCCTTTTGTGGCAATCCCGTCTGCTCGTTTGGAAGCTGTCATACCACCAGAAGCCATCTTTTTAACACGGCCACCACGCTTCATACCGTCGCCTTTGTAAGATTCTTCGTCTTTGCCGGAATAAGCTTTACGTTCTCTATCCTCGGCTTCAATTTCACGTCGATAGTTATCAACTTCTTCTTCATCTAAACGAGCCTTAGCATCTTTGGACAGCTCAACTTTATCGCGGCGATTTGCTGCTTTCTCGGCGGCGCTCCCAAGGCCAGACTTATCAACCATCTTTTTACCAAGACCAGTCTTTTCGTCAATTGCACGGCCAACCCCGTAACCAATTTCAAACGCAGCTACACCAGCACCACGGCGTCCAACCTTGCGGTTTTCAGCACGTTTGCCAGCTTCACGAACGGCATCTTTAGCGCCTCCGCTAAGCTTAGAAGAATCTACTTCACGGCCTTTTTTAGCTTTGGCAGTATCTTCACGGTCACGAGCAACTACGTCGTCTCTGAGTCCGGGTAGGTTGTCCCATCTTGTAGCCATAGTTACACCTCAATACATTTTGCAGTTAGTTTTGCCACGTGAAGCAATGCCATCAGCGCGAGAAGAAGCTGAGCCAACTGACCCGCCCTTAGCCTTTTTCTCGTACAAATCACCCATACTTACGCGTGAAGAGAGGTCATAAGCGGCTTCATTATCTGCAGCGGCTTTACGGTCTGCAACTTCTGCTTTAGCCTCTTGCATTTTTGCACGAGTTTCAGGATAGATAACTTCGTCTTGAGACCCGGGCGTACGCCGAGGCTTGTACTTTTTAGCTGCTGCTGGTGTCATTGGCATGATGGTTCCTTAGCAGGACTTGCCGCCCATGTTCATCTTCTTCATGCCGCCAGCTTTCATGCCCAGAGGCTTGGAGCCTTTCATTGCAATCATTGTGCCTTTTGACAAGCCTTTTGATTGGATGGCGTGCTCGCCCTTACCTTTGTTGCCGCCGGACTTAACCGCGCCCATCTTTGCTGTGGTGATGCCGTTACCAGTACTGCCACCCTTTTTCATGCCTTTACCATCACCGATAAACGCAGGTTTACCATTTTTCATAGGCATGCCACCGTCTGCGTATCCGCCCATGTTCATTTTCTTTGTAGCCATGATTCCACCTTCTTTCATAATTGACATCTTGCCATGAAGTGTCTTGGGTTTGTTAACTTTTTGAAGATCGGGGCGGGACGTATTTGTGTCCTTACCAAACTTCATCCCTTTGCTCGCGCCGCTAAATTCTTTAGCAACCGATACCGGTACACCCGCAGCTTTTGCAAACTTTGGGTTGTGTGCAGCAGCATCCATGAACTGCTTTTGTTTTTCACTCTTCGCTGGCATTTACAGACTCCTTACGGTTAGTCAAACCACGAACGGTGTCAGACTCCCAGATACGGAGACCAAGATAGATTATTGTGAATAAAGAAGCCAAAGGCGGAAGCCACGTAGCCATAACACCAACAGTCGTTAAGACTGCTGCGCCATCTGCAACTGCTTTAGCTGTGTCATGCTGAGTCATACCATCCGCCCTCTTGTCTTGCCTTGTGTAGCGCAGCCATCAGCCGCAGTTACATAGCCACCATCCGCGCAGTTCCAAGCTCTCAAAGACTTATTGATCCGTGAATCTGGATCGTTGGCTGTCTTTGCGCTGGTCAGCTTCTTTTTCATTCCACTCATCCTCGCACAGAAAGAGTCGCGCCGGGAGCCGCCTTCGGGCTGGGGCCGTTTCAAATTCATGCCTTGCGCTTTCGCAGAGGCTCGCCCTTTGGCGTTTAAACCGCCACTCGGGTTCTTCCCTTCTGCTCTCTGCCATGCGGGGGACTTAGCCATAATAGACCTGAGCTCCGTCAATACCGCTCATATAAGCATAAATTCCATTTACTGCTAATACGCCTTCGCCGGGAATAAGGGGGGCATTTTGGAATTCGTCTGATGCGTGAGTTTCATAAGTTATTAACCAACGACTTGGGCCGCTAACATAAAGCGCTGCTGGAGAACCTGTAATATTCCCAGTGTTAATGTCTGTAATCGTAAAGGCATCTGCGGTTGTTACAGTAATTACGTAATTACCATCAGTAGCGGCTCCGCCTGAACCAGCAGCAAAGTGAATACCAACAACAGTACCGGTTGTTAACCCGTGCGCGGTTTTAGCCACAGTAACTAATGTGCCGGTACGACCATAAGTTACGCTTGAAGTTACTGGGGCTACGGTTGTATCAAACAAAACTAAAGTTCCACCACCACCGTAAAAAGAAACGCCTTTTACACGGTTGCGCCCAAGCACAAAAAAACCACTTTGGTTTAGGTGCCCTTGTTTAACATCATATTGCATCGTCATTTTTTTGCTCCAATTCCGGTGCGTCTAGCCTGTTTATGAGCATCTTGTACGCTTGGATTGTGGCTTGAGCCTGAGTCAAAAAGGTTTGTGCCTTCTGTGCTTCAGTCTCAAGTTCACTAATCTCAGACTCCAAGAATTCCTTGGTGATCTGCATTATGCAAAGGTCGAGTACGCAGGAACGTAGTACACAGTGCCGCCAATCATCACTTTGATTGCTTTGGCTACAGTAGTAACGCTGGTTGCTGTAGGCGCAATCGTAGCAGCAGGGGCTGTTTCAATGTTCATCAACAAAGGAATTTCACCAGTGTTTGTGCCGCTGTCAGACACGCGAATGAACGAAGCAGTTGCAGGCAAAGTTGCATTAACTGTGTAGGCGGTGTCCAGTTGAATAACAGACAAAGTACCGCCGGGAGTAGCGTCAGACCCGCCTAAAGTAGCGCGGATTGCATTAGCTGCGCCGGAGATGGTTGCTGATGCGCCGTCAACACTTAAAGAAATGTGTGCGCCGTTGATCGTTCCGCCTGTTGCAGCAGCAGTGCCCGTTACAACAGAGAAAGCACGTAGCGTCTCGCCTGAACCTGTAGAGGTAAAGGTAAGTTTATTGTAGCTTAGACGTGTATCGCCAGTAGCGGCGGATGTTGTAGCAAATGCAGCGTTAATGTTTTCTGCTGTAGTTACTGCAAGAGGAGAAGCAGAAGTGCCCGTTTCAAAGCCGTTGTTAGATACGACTGGGCCGGAGAACGTGGTGGTTGCCATGATGTGTCCTTACATACAAGTTAAGTGCATTAGTCTGTATGTCGTCAGCCGGGACTGTCTAATGCACCGGAAAACCCCGGAATGAAGCCAATATACACCAAAAGAAAAGGGGGCACAAGGCCCCCTCTTCACTTTTTATCAGGTCGAACCTGAAGATCCAAACATACCGAGAGGATCAGACCAGCCGAAGCTATAACGCTCACGAGCCTTATAGCGAACGTTACCTGTGTCGAAGTCGCCGTCCATGCTGTTTTGCAGCGGTGTACGAACGAAGTGCTTCAGACCGTTAGGCACGTCAGTGGTCAAAAACCAACCGTTTGTGTCTGTCAAGAAGTGATTGACAGTGTAACCTTCAGGGATTGCGCCCATTTGCTTCAACGCGTTGATATCGTTATCAGCAGTAGCTACACGCAACTCAGTGTCCAACAGGCGTTTAGCCGTGAACATCAAAGCTGGAGGAACAATCAACTTCTTAGGCTTAGCAGCAATCAGCAAACCACGCTCATCTGTCCAAGCAGCGATTTGAATAACGGCGGCTTCCAAGGAAGTCTCGTTCAAGTCAGCTTGTGTAGAAGGAGTGTTGCTGTTGACGCCACCAGAGATCAAGGGGTGAGCT